GGCCTGCGCGAGGGTGGCGTATTCCAGCGCGCCGACGTTGTAGCCATAATAGACGCCCGTCGGTGTCGTAGGCTCGCCGGCATTCGTTGCGATCCAAGCCCCGATGTTGCCGATGCCGCTTGTGATGGGGAGGTAGGCAGTGACGAAAGCCTGGAACGGAAGTTGCAGGTCGCCCCACCCGCCGGACACGTTGTAGCCGATCGGTGCCGCGCTGAAGACGAAGCCGGGTGCGGTGGAACCCCACACGCCAGTATCGGCCGGACGTGCCGGCTCGAAGATCACCGGAGCGCGGCCTGTTAGAGCTACCAACTGCGCCGTCAATGCCGCACGGGTCGCGGCCGGCGGCATGATGCTGGCCTTGATCCGCGCAGCGAACGTTGCATCATCTTCGTTCGGCTTGCGCGTGTCCACAGTCCCGAAATAGTCCAGCGCAATCAGGTCAAGCCATATGTCGGTCGCGGTCGCCATCCGTGTCTGCGAAGCGGCGTATTGGATCAGCGAGAAGCCCCATGCCCAGACCGCAGCCACACCAGCCAGCACGCCGTCCAGGATTGGCGTCGCACTCGGCTGGCCCGATCCTGTGACAGGGAACCATCCTGCCGGCAGCACGGCCTTGAGCCGCGCCACCATGTCATTCTGATCGCCAACCGCCATCAGGACACCACAACCGACGTGGCGCGAACCACCTGGGATGCGAGACCGCCGATGTCAGCCGTCGCACCGTTCACCGCAACGGCCGAGACATTCGTGATCGAGGAACTGCTGTCATAGGCAACCTGGGCGATGCGGGACCACGGCAGGATCGCGCCCATCGGCAGCGCATTGATGAACGCCGTCACCGCAGTCTCTGTAGGCCCGATCAGGTTGGCCTTGATCGCCCCAGCCGCCACCGTGATCGTGAGCGTCACCGCAGCACCGACCTTAGTCGGCTCCAGCACGTTGAACGTGGAACCGATGGGCCGGATGGCGTCTATCGCCAGCGAAACGGCAGTCAGCAACGTGGATGGCGGCGCGCCAGAACCATCATCAACATAGACAACGAAGTTGCCAGGGTCATAGGCGGCAAGAGAGTTCACGTTCTCCGTCACCACGTAGGTGAGACCGGACTGCACGGAACTGATCGCGTAATCAACTGCGGCAACTGTGGCTTCCGCGCGTGTCGCCAGGAAGTTCTGGAACCGTGCCCGCACGGCCGCGTCGGTCTCGGCATTCTCGCCGTTGGTGAATGCGGCGGAGTTGGTCACGGTATCCACGCCGGGGATGGCAGACGAAATCAGGCCGATCGTGGCGGCAAGGACATTCCCGACCGTCCCGGCGTTCACCGCCTGCACGGTGCAGGTGAGCGATACGGTACCGCTCGCGATGTTGAAGCCTGGCGTCGGCGTTGCGACATAGGCCGGGTTCGCCGTGTCCGCCACAACGGTAAAGGTCTGCGTCTGGTCGAGTGTCAGCACCGTCGCGCCAACCGGCACGAAGGCCGCGATGCCGGTACTGGCGCGCGAGAAGGTGACGCTGCCGGTAGCTGCCACGGCGGCCAGCCGCGTCAGCCCGAAATCCGCGATGAAGCTGTCAACGTCCGTGCCTGTGCTGGTGGCAAGCCGTGTCGTTTGCAGCACCAGCAGCACGAGATATTGCAGCCAGAGCCCCACGCTCGCGCTCGCCTCAAGGATGACGCGCAGAACCGAGCCGACGGTAAGGTCAACAAGCTGCTTCGCGGCGCCTTGCACCGTCGCTGCGGCGTTCTGAACGAGGGTGGTAAAGTTCTGAAGGCTGAGTTGCATGTTTCAGCCTCCCAACGGGAACGAAAGAACCTGAGACGTGCCGGTTACGGCATCGGCATAGCGCACCGTCGCGGTGACAACCCCGGTAGGCTGCACTGCGACTGAGACCGTCGGCACCGGCACGCGCGCTACCGTCGGTTCGAGCAGCACCTGAGTACGGATCACCGCGCCGATCCTGGCGGCATTGGCCGGCTTCCCGACGAACGCGCCAAGGCCGGCGCCGTAATCAAGTTGCCAGATGTAATCGCCCTGGTTGGTCAGCAACCGCCGCAGCAACCGCTGCTGCGTCAATACCGGGCCGTCCACCATCAGGATATCGCCGGTGGCGCTCACCTGGAGGTCGCCACCGAAGAAATGCGCTGCGTCCGGCATCATGTCCCCGCGTTCGGCGCGTTGGTCGGCACCTCGGCATCGCCGTGGCTGTCGTTGCCCTGATTGTGCGTATGCGTCTGCAACCCGACCTGATCGGCTCCCCCATACCCGGCAATGACGCCCCCAACCGCCGTCAGGTTGCCGACGCCCCCGGTTCCTGCCGCAGTCGAGATATTCCCCTCCACGATCAGGTTCCCTTTCAGCACCGCATTGCCGTCATTCGTGAGCGTGAACGACGTTCCGTGCTGATCCTGAGCGGCGATCTGGCCGTTATTCAGCAGCTTCACGAACGCTCCGGTCTGGTGCACGAGCCACCGTTCGCCTGAAGGCGCCGGCGGCGGCAGATCGACGGCGGAAAACGCCCGCCCGCTGATGACATAGCTGTCGGCATCACCTTCCTGAGGGATCAACATGACCTGCTCGCCTGGCGATGGCGGGCTGACATCGCCCCAGCCATTGCCGACCCAATGCGTCTTGATCGGCAGCCACCCGGAAAGCACATTCTCCGGCTGCACCATCACCCGCGCGGTATAGGAAGGCGGGTCGAAACTCTGGACGATCCCATATCTCGGCTGCGCCTGCTGGCCGATCATGCCCGCGATTTGCGCCTTGATCACGTTCATGAACCGGGCTATTTCGATGTTCACGACACGATGGCCTGATCCAGCGGCGAATGGTTCTTGATGCGCAGCGTCTCGCTGAAACCGGTCCAACTCATCGAGCGCGAGATGGCGTCCACGTAATAGACCTGATCCCAATTCGAGGCAGTCCCCGACAGGCTCACCATGTCCCGCGGCGTCAGTGTCAATTCACCAGGCATATCGATCGAGACGACGCGCTCATGCTTCGACAATTCATTCAGCTTCTGCTGCGCGTACACTGTGGCCTGGGCGTGTGTGAGGCCGGGCTTGACGAACACGTATGTCTGCGGCGGACCAAGTTCCACCACGGCACCTGCGTTCGTTGCGATTGAACCGCGCAGCGTCACCGTCACCGATGATTTCGCCTTGCTGCTCCACGACCGCACCGTCACCTTGATATCCTTCGCAAGCGTCATCGAACGGTGCAGTTTCAGGGACTTGCCGTTGAACGTCGCCACGGTGCCGGGGGTGTAAAGCAGTTCATATGGCGGCGCGGTCGGTAAAGTCTTGGGCTGGAAATACAGGCTCGTGCCCTGCACGAAAACGTCGAACTGTTCCTGGTCCGCCAGGTAGGTCAGCAGATCCCATTCCGTCGTCGCGTTGCTGAACTGATTCAGCGACGTGCGGGTGTGGTCCTGCTGGTAGTAGGTGCCGACAAGGGTTGTCGTGGCAGTGACAACGGGCGTGAGGCCGACGCCTTGCGCAAGCAATGTCGCCACCTGAGAAGCCGTCTGGTTCTGATAGGTATCGGCCGTTTTCTTGTCGATCAGAAGCGCGGTCAGATCGCGGCCCATGACGCGCACGATGCCGGTGATAGGGTCGGCTTCAACGGTATCGGCGTCACCGACGATGAGTGTCTGCCAAGCGGCGCCCGACACGGCTGCTCCGGGCGCGAGAATGGCAGCCTGGACTGTCAGCCGGATCGAGGATTGCGAACCCCACCATGCCGTGGTGAATGTGCTGCCCGGCGGCGTGGAGATATCGACAGCATAACCGCCGGCCTGCCGCTGGTTGTTCGTGTCCACCCGGAAACTAATCACGCCCGGTATCTCCGTCGTGCCGGACAGCACGCGCAGCCGTGGCGCCCGCAGCAGTGTCTGCGGCGCAGTCGGGTCGTTGAGGGCCGTCACTGCTGCGCCAGACCGCCGCTCGGTGCAGCCCCTGATGGGATGATGAGGGTGACGACGCCGGACAGCATCGGGTCAGTGAGGCCGTTCGCCTGCGCGATGACGATCCATTGCGTCGCATCGCCGAGTTGCTGCGCCGCTACGGCGAACAGGGTGCCCCCGGCTACGGTGATCTTCGTCGCCATCAGTTCACCTCGGCCGTCATGTTCTGCACGATCCGGTTCACATAGCCAGATGACGCCAGAAGGCCGGCCAAATCACCGGCCGCAGTAGTGGCTGCGCCGAGTTTCGCGATGCCGTCCGAAACGCCAGTTGCGCCAAGAATGCCGGTGCCGATGCTCGCGGCCTTGATGACGCCGCCGAGCGAACCGTTCGCAGCCGAGACTGCCACGCCGACTGCCACTTGTGCAGCCCCGAGCGATGCCAGAGCGGTGGAGAACGCCGCACTGCCAGGGGCGAGTGCGGAAGCCGCTGCAACCGCCGTCTGCGCCGACCCTATAGCCGTCTCTACGGCAGGAAGATCGGAAGGCGAGAAGCCGAGCGCCGAAGCCGCATCATCCGTCACCTGCGACAACAGGTTGGGCGGCGCGCCCGTGCCCGGCATCGACT